TCCGTTGTTGGCAAAAACCTTCTGTAACAACGTGCTATCGGATGCAATTGCCTCAAGGTAGAAGGTCATATCAGCTTGCGATAGATTGGCTTTCTCCAGTGCTTGTATGTACTTACCGAGCTTTTCCTCAGATGACAGTTTAGCAAAGGCGTCCGCTGTCAGGCCAACGGCTGGCGCTATATTCTCAAAAAAATCGGCAAGCGGCCCCGCCCCGGTCTGCACGAAGTCACCAAATTTATCGTTTACATCCTTGAGGATATCCGCCATCTTTTCGGCGCTAACACCGAATTGCTGCGCGGCGAACGCGACTTCTTGAAACCTCTCGACGCTAAGCCCCGCCACCGACGCTAAGTTTCCAAGTTCCGCCGCGGCGTTGATCATGTTTGATATAGCGCGAGCGCCAAACGCCGCAGCAAGCAATGGCGCTAATCGCTTAGCCGCTGTGCCCAGAGCGGAGAATGATTTTCCGGTCTTTGACAGGTCTTTTTGTGACTTAGCGGCGAACCGCTCCACCCGCTTTTGGTTGTCCGCCATGGCCTTGGCGAACTGCTTATCCTTGGCGGTTAAGATGATGTTTAGTTCTTGAGCGGAAATTGCCACTTTTATCCGTACCTTTCCGCCAACGCCCTCGCATCAGCTAAGCTGGGCGCGTCGCTGCCAGGCTGTTTTGGACTGTTTGCCTTCTGCCAACCATCGAATACTAGCCGAACATCACGCGGGATCATAGCACGGATTTCGACGGGCTTTAGGCCGGCGACGATCCCGCTTCGGATAAGGGATCGGACGTTAAATCTGCCGTCGCCTTTCGAACCCGCTTTTTTTTTACAGTTGGCGTCTGATCCAGCGCATCAGGCATGAGAGCGATTCCCAACACCGCCTGGGCAATCTGGTAATAGCGGAGCAGCATCTCAGCGCCGCCCGCCTCGATGATCTTGTCAGCTTGCGCATCAGACTTGCCGCCACCGACCAATGCTAGCGCCAGCAAATCCTTTACCTCTTTTGACGTCGGTTTTTGCCCGCGCCCAAAGAAGCCATCCCATAGATCAAATATCCCGCGGTGCTGATCTTCAAAGCGCTCAATTTCGGCGCAGCGCAGCAAGAACACATGGGAGGCGTTGCCAACTATTTCGACAACGCCTCCGCGCGGGGCCTTAGCCGTGATCGTCATTATGCCGCCGTGAACGTCACCGCGCCATTAGACTCAAGCGAGGCTGAGAACGTGACCGCGCCCTCCGTGTCACCGCCAAAGTCAAGCGATGTGACGCGGAATTCGCCGGCATACGTCCCGAAGTCTGGCACGACAATCTCAAAATTGGCGACCGGATCTGCCTGCATGGCAATGGTATTAAGCCGGCCTTCCTGAGCGCTTTCGTCCAGGAAAATGCCGTCGCCAGACAGGCTGACCGACTTTAGGCCGTTCAGGCTTTGCGCCCAGAGCGCGCCACCCGGCGTGGCCGCGTCTGGCGTCGTCACGTCGATTGCGGTATTGTTAATGGTCAGACTTTTGCTGTTCATGCCGGCAAATGCCGTGAACGCCTCAGACGCAGCACCATCGCCGATTTTTAGCAGTAGAGAGCGGCCTAATTGTTTTGCCATCGTCTCGATCCTTTCAATTTACGCGAGCGCCCACCTCGCAACCGGGCAGGACCGCTAGGCGGTTTCCATCAGCGCCGAAAACATGATTGTCGCGGTGTAGCCTCTGCCCGCAGCATCATCACGGTCGGCGTAATATTGTTCGCAAATCAACTCGACCAGGGTGAACCCGGTCGGGCTTACAGCGCTTTCTTGACGGTGCAACGCTTCCCGGATCGCCTCTGCGATGCGCGATGCCTCGACACGTCCGGTGGAACGCGAGTGCGCTACCAAAGTCAGAGCAACGTCGGCGCTGGTCGATCCATCCGTGTCGAACGTGTCGGCCACAATGTTGCCAAAACGAGCATAAGGATAAACCGCATTTGCCGGCGGCTCGTCATATAGCCGGGTTGAGATCAAATCAGTCACGCCGCTATCAGTCAGCAGCGCAACCCGAACCGCTTTTTGCAGGGCGAGCGAAAAGCCATCACTCATTTGAAGCCCGCCTCTTTCGCGGCCTTGCGGATCGCGCGCTTGATCCGTCCAGCGTGTTTTTTTCCTAGCAAAGATTGCGTGCGGCGCATGAATGGCATGGGCTCAGTTATGCCGCGATTAAGCAGCCCTCTGCGGCCAGGAACTCGTCGCTTGCGCGTGTACCGCCGCCCGAATTCAATAGAAAGCGCCTTGGCTTGGCTCGGCCCATCATCTGGCGCGGCTTCTACCGATGCGCTCAACGATCCGGGTTGAAAGTCGAATTTTGCGTAAATGCCGCGCTTAAGATCGCCGCTATCGACAGGCGCAAGAGTGCGAGCCCAGCGCACACCCTCAAGAGTCGAAGTGCGGATTGCATCGCCGATAAGTTTACGCTGTATCCGTGGCAAATCTTTGAACGATTTTACGACCGTTTTCGCTTCGACCCTCATGCTGCAACGCCCTTTTCGAGGAGCATCTCTAGTACTTCGCCCATAGAGTCAACTTGAGATATGGATCGGATCGCCCACACCGCATCACGCGCATAGACTCGGTCAGCAACCGTTATCGCTTTTGTCGTAGTATCGGCGCGAACTCGCATTGTCGCCGCCGCCACATCTTGCAGCGCGCCGCCTTCGATTGCTTCCTTGCCGAGACGCTCGCGAAAATCTGCGTGACGATAAGCGTGATCGGCCCAGGCTGCTGTTGTGTTCCCGTAGTCATCAGCAGACGATGCCATCCGCTGGAAAGTCACACGATCCCGAAAGAATCCGGCTCTAGCCATAGAACCGCTCCCGGTGCAGATTCAGCAAATCTTCAAAGCCGAACGGCAGCGTTTTGCTGTTCACGCCGATTAGCTCATTTTCGCGGTTCTCATACCAGTACGCCACCAGCATAAGCATGGCGTGGCGGATCGTGTCCGGCACGTCTGTCGGCGCATCGCCGTAGCCAATCACATATTCGATCTTGATAGCGTCTTGACGGACTTGTGTCGTTGGCCAATTGTATCCGGTCTTTGGCTTTACCGTCTTATTGTGAGACAGACCAAAAACATCATAATTCGCCAAAGTGTCAGTTTGCAGATCGCCGTTCGTGTCATAGTATTTAACCGCCGTCACTGACTGCACCGGGCCAAGCTGCAACGCCACCTCGCGTGGCGGCGTATGGCTCATCCATTGCGCCCATGTTTGCGTGATAAGCCCTTGGCCTAACATGCCGTTTGCGTCAACCGTGGCAATGCCGGCGTTGATTAGCCGATCTAAATAAATGTCCTCGTCATCATGCTCTATGCGTAACTGGGCCTTCACGTCTGCCAAATTGATAGGCAGCGCGGTAGGGCCGGTCACACGTTCGAGCAGATGCAAGTCGTTCATTTCGCTGCCTTACGCGTAGCGGTTTTCTTGATCGCAGTTTCGACTTTGTCAGCCGTATCCACCACTTCGCCGATACCGTTTTCGATCAACCGCTTCGCATAGGCGGCATCAGTGACGTCGATGATATCGCCAGGATTATGGCAAAAGTTAATCCCAGCCATGGACGTAAGCATCCTAATCTTCATGGCAATCTCCCGATAGGGCGGAGCCGAAGCCCCGCCCAAGCCCCACTACGACGCGGCAGTGATCAGGTGCTTGACCGCTGCGGTGTTGGCCAACACGCCGTCGAACCGGATCAAACCGGCAATGCCGAGATCAGGCCAGAAGCGCTCGCGAACCACGGTGACAACCGGCGCGCCGACTTTCCGGACATAGAATTTCGACATATCGCCGAAGATCATGACCTTTTTAGCAGCCGCCAGCGAGTCCATCGCCTGGTTCACGTAGTAGCGATAACCCAGGATCGAACCCGGCACGCCCACCTGATAGTTGCCCATCTGCCACAGGTAGTTGCCGTCGCCGTCTTTCAGCTTGCGGATAGCAGCCAGTGTGCTGTCGTTCAGCATAAAAGCCGCTTTCGGGCTGGACCGGTAGGCCGGATCGACCGAATGCAGCAGATCGATAATTTCGTCTGCCGTGATGGCCGCCGTGCCCGCCGCGGTCTTGCCGAGGCTGGAACCGGTCACGATGCCCTGCACGTCAGACGAACCGCTGCCAGTGGTCAGCTTGCTGTTTGCCATCCGGCCCAGACGCTCGCCAAGCAGGTTGCCGAGGATCGGCTCCATGTTGAAGATGCTGTCCTGAGCGAGTTCGTAGGACCACTTCACCCACTCAGTGTCGAACGCATAAGCGCCAAGCTGAGCCTGACCGAACGTCACGTCGCTGCCGCCATCGTCGGTCAGTGCAGTGCCTTCAGTGTGAGCAACAGCAACCGAGGCGGTGTCGTTCACGGTCGGAATGTTGAACGTAGCGCCGGTGGACGTGTTCAGCGTGGTGCAAATGTCCTCGCTGTACATCGGGCCATAGGCGGCCATTGCTTGGTCGATGAAATTCGCCAGCTCGACCGGAACGGTGTAACCGCCGGCGCTGTTGGTGCCAGCAGTTTGGATGCGCGCTTCGACGTTCTGCACGCCCGCCCGCAGCACGCCGCGCACTTCCGGGTCCAGCCCGTCAATGCCGCCGTTGCGGATCAGTTCATAAAATGCCTCGCGATAGGCAATCGCCTTGCCGGTATCGACGCCGCGGCCTTCGGCATTGGCCGGAACCGGGCGCTTGGAGATATCCACCTCTTTCGCGCGGGCTTCGACGGCCTCGACCTGCTCGTGGCGTTCCACCAGCTTCGAAAGCCGGTCATGTTCGGCCATGGCGGCGTCAAACTCGCGTTCGATTTCCGCGGCGCGCGCCTCGTCGGTGCTATCGGTAACTTCATTTAGCTTAGAGCGGGCTTCGGTCGCGATCCGCGCCATCTGCTCCCGCAGGGTCTTAATATCAGCCATCTAGGGCCTCCATCTAAGGGACTGGACGTCATCACGACGTTCACTCCGAGCCTTGCCCAAGGGCCGGGATAGGGCAGAAAGAGCGAGAGCCGCCCTTACATGGTCAGCAGTTCGCGCTTCATGCGGAGCCGCCGAATTGCCTGAGATTGCGCCTGACGTTCCGCTCGGAACGCCTCCAGGCTGCGCAAGCCAATCTCGGTGCCTTCGTATGCCGGCGTGGTAACGATGCTGACATCGTGAAGCGCAACGTCTTCAATCGTGCGTTTTGGAATGTCTCCGCTATCGTCCCACGTTTGGCGCATCGGAACGAATGCAAACGACATCTTGTCCAGATCGCCGCGTTTCATTTTCGGAACCAGCGCCCGTACATCTGGATCAGTACCATCCAGCACCGTCTCCATATAGAGCCCGCGTTCATCCTCAGATAGCGATAGCGTGCCGGAGCGCGTGCGAGCCAGTGGCAGCCCTGCATGGTTCACCAGAAACACCACATCATCGCCGCGCTCAATAGCGGCAGCAAACGCGCCCGGCGCGATCCGCTCAATAAATGCGCCGCCGATGCTCGTTTCCTCGTTGAACACGGCAGCATAACCGGCAACCCGCACCTCGCCATCGTCATCCGCGCGGATTTCCACCGGCTCCGATAGCGTCCTGATTTCACGCATTTCTGCCTCCGCCACTTCGGCCCTATCGTCGTCATTTTCCGCGGCCACGATGCGCCGCGCCCATGAATAGCCCGGATTCCCTGACCACAACGCCCACGCGATGCGCCCATTGCTCGGGTAGCCATCCTCGCCAGGCCGGAAGCCCTCGGCCTCTTTATCGATCTCGTGCCGGTCAAAATAAGCCTTCATCCGGCGCACAGTTTCAATCGGCAGATCGCGGCCATTCGAGATATCACGTGCTCGCGCAATGCCGACCGCAGTTCCGCCTCGGCCAAACTCGCGCCGCCATTCCAGGCCGCGTTCGGCTTCCCGGCGCATCGCGTCATTCGGAACCGGCATCGCTTACGCCTCCCTGTGTTGCGAGCGGCACTGTTGCGCCCTGGATCATGAGATCATCGCCGCCCGGAAGCGGCGGCATACTCTCGATTTTGCGAACCTCGTTCGGCGTGCGGATGCCGTTCTGAATAGCCGTCGCGTGCGCTTCCATGCGGGTCTTCAGATCGCCGCGCATCAGTCCGTCTAGGTTGAATTCGCAGAAAAACGGCGAACCGCGCCCAAACAATTTCAGGTTCAACTCCGCTTCCGTCTGCTCCACCCACCGCTTCACTGTGTGTTTGACGAAGTGCAAGTCTTGCTGTTCGGTGTTGCTGAATGTGCCGTGCGTCAGGTCT